TGGGCGCACACGACGATCTGGTACACGTCGATGCTGGTGCCGGTGGTCGAGTACAGGCCGGTTGCGCCGATTGCCGCGCCGCCGTCCTGGATCGACACCAGTTCTGGCGAGGTGATGAAGCGGAAGCGCTCGCACATGCCGACTTCGTTTGCCATCGGCGCGCCGGAGGCGTACTTCTCGGCAGGGGTGAAGTTTGGCAGGTCGCGGATGTCCGGTTCCAGGTCGGTGTGGCAGTAGACGAAGAAGCCGGCCGGCACAGGAGAGGTGTTGTAATTGCCCGAAGCTTTCAGCACGCGCGTCACCATCACGGCGTGGTTGGCTTGCAGTGCCTTCACGATCTTGCGCACGAAGCCCAAAGTCAGTCCGCCGTTGACGGTGGCGCGTGTGGTGCCAGTGCCACCGTAATATTGGTTCGTGCAGCCCTTGAGCGCGCCGAAGATGATGAGCTCGTTGACGAACGTGACACGGTCACCGATCTGCTGCTTCATCGCATTCGGGATGTCATCTTCGTACAGGTCGTACGTCTTGTCGGTAAAGCCATACAGGCAGCTGTACTGGTTGATCACCACGGTCACGTCACGCGGAGTGATCGACTCTGGTGCTGGCGTCACGCCCTCCGAGGTCAGGTGAGCCTGGGTGATGGCATTCGTGCGGTCACCCGTGCCGTTCGCAAAAAACACGTTGGGCGCGGCCACGGTCGAGTTGTACGGGATGAACGAGCGCGCGACATAGGTGTCGGACTCGTTTGCCGGCATACGTACCTGGCGGCCGGCGCGGCCGAGAACTTCGGTCGGCACAGCGTGCTTCAGGATCTCGCCCTTGAATTTGTTAATGCGCCCTGGGGTGAGGGCGAAGTTTTGCATCGTCATGATGTAGCTCCTAATTCAGTTATTCGGAATTAAATCCCGCCAAAAAATCGTCGTCTTCAGTGGGCTTGGCGGCATGACCGCCAGTCCCTCTCGGCGGAACTGCCGAGCTAAGCCGCTGCTGTCGCGTGGTTGGTGCAGGAGCCGGATCGGGCGCTTTCAGCGCCGCCTTGAAACTATTGAGGATCGGGATGGTGACATCCGAATCCCAGCTCTCTTGGTAGCCCTGTTGCACATCAGCTGGCTGCTTGGCGATCCAGGCTTTGAACTGCTCGCCGTCGACCACTGCCTTCCAGTCCGGGTGCGCCCGGGTGAACCGCTTGAACTCAAGCTTCTGTTCGATTCGTTGCTCAGCCTGCTGGATCACCTGTTCAGGGTCAACCGCAGGCGCTGCCGCCGAAACTGGTGCTGCCGATTCGCCGGTACCTGTCGCCTTCATCTTCGAGAGCAGGGCGTTCATGCCCTTCATCTGAAGCTTGGCCAGTTCCGGATACTCAGCCGCCAGTTCCGCAAAGTCTTCTTCCGATACAGTCACCGCGGCACCGGGTGCGGTAGATGCTTTCAGCTGATCCACCAGCTGTTGCATCCCGCCCAACTTGCCGAACGCGGTATCGAAGAGCCGTTTATTTTCTGCCTTGATCGCCGGTACTTCGCCGACCTGGGCCAAAAGCTTTTCGTAATCCGCTTGCGTGATCTTCGCGTAGACCGGTTCTGCCGCAGGTTCGGCTGGTGCTGCCTTACCGCCTGCTTCTTTACCGTTATCGGCGATTATTTCCTCGTCGGTTGTGTTCTGAGTCCCCTCGGCCGGCGTTGCCGTCGACTTGGTTGGTGCGTCTTCACTGAAACCCGCGCTGAAATCTGCATCAAAATCATCTTCTTGCGACATCTGCTTCTCCACTTTTATTGCCAACAGCCGGCGCTTGCGTCGGTTGTCACATCACGCCGTCCTTGCGGGCGGCCCTTTGCTACTCGTCTCTGTCCAGCTTCAACAACTTCTTGTAGGAGGCAATTTCCCCGCGCAAGGCAGCGGTTTGCTCCGTAGTCAAAGCTGGCTCGTCATTCCTTACCCGTGCCTTCTCGAGCGAATCCTCCAGGTGCTTCTTCAGGCGCCCCCATAAATCGGAACGCTTCTCTCCTGGTGACAGCACAAACTTGTCGGGTATGCTCATTCTGCGGTACCCTTATCAGATTCAGTTGTGCGCAATTCAATTGCCCGCATGCGAGCATCATGCTCTCTTTCTTGCGCAGAATCAACAGCGTTCGCCCGCAGGTCAGAGGCGTGCTTCACCAGGTCATGAGTGCGATCATGCCGTCCTTCCGACTCGTGTAGCGTGGCCTGAGCCGCCGCCATTTGCAGCTTGGTCTGGTTGTCCATCTGAGCCTTGGCCAAGTCGGCCTTGATCTGGTCAAGCGACAGGTTGCGCTTGTTGGCGTAGTCGAGCATCGCCAGTCGTTCCTTGAGCTCCAGTTCGCGCATCCGCGCGACCGCATTGTCGCGTGCCATCTGCGTCTCGGCCTGCGCGTACTCAAGTTGCATCTCATTATTGCTCTGCTGGTTGGCGCGCGAAGTCTCTGCCCGGATGCGCGCTTCTTCGATGCGCGCGCTCGCTGCAGCCATGTGCGGTGTGACCTGGCCCCTTGCGAGACGATCCTGCTCTTGCTGCATCTCTTCCTGAGACAGCTGCAAGGCCGCTTGCGCGCGCGCCTGCTCGACTGCCATTGCTGTCTGCGCTTTCGACTGCTGAACGCCCATGGCCGCCTTGCTGCGTTCTTGCGCCACGGCAATCTGCACCGGCGGAGCAGCTGGCTGCGCGTCAATCTTGGCTTGTTCTTCTGGGGTATTCTGCACCAGCGCTGGTGCCATGCGCTTCGATCGCATGATCTCCCCGAAGAGACGGTGCTTGTTCACGCCGTAGCCTGGATCATTCGCCATCTGCGACACCACTTGCAGGAACTGCTCCTGGATCGCGCGCTCAACCATGGCGATTGAGCCCTCGGCGTTGATCTCGAAGTCGCCTTTCTCTTCTTCTGGTACGTCCTCGTCCAGTAACAGCCATTCGTACATGTTCGTCACGAGTGGCTCGGTGACTGCATCATCCCAGCGATAAGCGATTGAGCGCAGCAGCGTCTTTGCGTTCGAGTTCAGCATCTCGGCCGCGCCGAAGGTCTCTGGGGCGTTGCCGCTCTCCAGGCCTTGCGCGTGAAGCGGGATGTTCGATAGTTCTTCGGCCAGCTTGAACGCGTACTCGATGATGCCCATCATGGCGGGGCCGACATTCGGTACCTCCATGAACATCATCGCCTTGCGCACATCGGGGTCGGTGCCCTCGCCGGTCATGTACCAAACCTTGTCCGGCGTGATCGTCCAGTCGCCGTCTGCCGGCTCAACCGCATCACGGTCCACGATGATCTGGCTGCCGGCCGACTTGCCGCCATTATTGAGCAGGGCGCGCGTACCGCCGTTGCAGATCCGCTGCGGCGTAGCCACCTGCTCGCCGACGCCAATGCCTGCCCAGTGTCCAGCGCGACGCGACCAAGCCATGGCGTTGTAGGGGAACGCGCCGGAATCAAGCGGGTTGAGCGCAACCTTGACGATCGTGTCGTTGATCAGTGTGGCGATGACAGGAACGTCGTCATTGCTCAGGATCGACTCCATGCCGACAACACCGACTGTGTCGGCCTCGCTGCGCTTGATGAAGCCGGTGATGTGGAATATCTGAAAACGCTTGTCTTTCTCGCGTTCGTCCTTGCGGTTTGGATTGCGTCCTTCCGCCAGGCATTTGTTCGGCCCTTCTTCCAGTACTTGCTTCAGCGCAGCTTTCAGGTAGACGGGGCGGCCGCTGCCATCGCGTTCGTCGCCCAGTTTCCTTACTGCGCGCGGCGTCATGAAGTCACCCTCGACGGTGTAGTCGCCGTCGTGGATGTTCTCGCCACAGCCAGGTGCGGGCCAGAAGTTCCAAGCATCGATCCAGCGCACGGTAGGAACCGTCTCTTTGCGTACTTGGATGGACAGCGCTGAATGGCCGTCAATATCAGCGCGGGTCACCGCCATCTTGCGGCGCATGTCCGGGAACGGCCCCTTGAGTATGCCGACACCGATACGCGCAGCATCGTGGATGACCTTGCGCGCCTCTGCCTGATACTTCGACGTGAGCAGCCAGCGCTGCACTCGGCACTCGGCCAATGTAGCCGAGGTCTGCGACTTCGTCATCTGAGCGACATACCAATCGGCCTTCGTCATCGGCGCCACAGTCGGCGCAGATTGCGGAGCGACGGATGCTGGCGCGGCCGGAGTGCTCTCAATATTGGGAGCATCTGATGGCGCGCCGCCCGGTGCCGGGGGCGGTCCTTCTGGCGTCTCGTCAGGTCGCGCCGCGCGCATCATGGGCAGGCCGTTCGGGTGGAGCATCTGCTCCAGATCGTCCTTATGCTTGACCAAATCCGGATCGGGCAACGCCTTGAAAGCGAATGCCTTCTCGTCAATCGGCAGGATCATCTCCGCCAGGCGGGAGTATCCTGCGTCGACATAACGCGCGGTCAGCCGGACGTAGGCGGTGGAACGGGACTCGTCCTGATTCATCCGCTCGCGCGTCACCGGCCCGGTCATGCTGGTCGGCTTGGACCAGTGGGCACCGGCGTACTCATGGCGGTTGTAGTCGTCCACCCCCAGATAGGCGTCTTCCAGAGCTTTCCAGGTTTCCTCGATCCCGGATGCAGTGCGCGCAGAGACAGCTTCGTCTCGCATCTCTGCGAACTTTGCACTCAGGCCAGACAGCGCGGCATCGCGCTCGGCCGGAGCAATCGAAGCTACCGCCTTCTTCCCCACTGCCGTCTTACGAGTGGGTGCCGGTGCCGATGGCTTGCATCGTGGCGGTGGTGCCGGTGACGATCGTCACCATGAAGTCGCGCCAGGTGTTGGTCGCCATCGTCAGAGTGCCGGTGCCGGTGATGCTGGCGTCCATCGTCAGGGTCAGGGTGCCAGCGTTCGTGTTGATGACACGCAGCAGGTACACCAGGCCGACACCGCCCGCGGGCAACTTGGTGATCAGCGCCAGCGCGGTCAACAGCGCGGCAGCCGTGGGAGTCGTCAGTGCGGTGGCACCAGACGAGAGCATGATCGTATCCTGGGCGCCGATCATGGCTGCTGCGGCAAACACACCGGAAGCGGTGGAGATCGCAGTGTACTGGGCAGGACTCAGATTGTTTTGAACGCCAGGTGCGAAGTCAGGGCCGTTGGTGGTACGGCTGCGAAACCCGACCACGCAGCCGGTCTGGTTGTCGATGATCAGCTGGTCTTCCGGGACGAGCCGCGAATAAGTATTTGCCATTTTATTACCTCTTTCCGCGCCTCAGCGCCAAGTCAACCGAATTACCGATCACGCAATTAAATTGTGCACCACTAACTGCGACGATGATACCAGATTCGTTCCCTACTGCAACCGGGCCTGCTACCGCCTGCCGTGGCGCCTGGCCCGGATAAGATAGTCCACCACTCCGCCGACGACCGGGCCACTTGGCGTCTTGCCGGCGAACGACCCCGCGCGTAGCGTACCGTGCCCGCTCGACATCAGCCGCGTGATCTTCCCCACCGGGTGCGGGTTGGGATTAGACGCTTGCTTGCCCGCGAACGAGCCGGATCGACGCGTGTTGTGGCCTGACGATCCGAGTCTTGTTTTCTTTATCATGTTATGTAATCGTAAACGTGTCCGTACTCGCTGCGGCCGTGGTCAAGGCAGTGACCGTCAGCGTAGGCGTTGCCGATGCTGTACTGGCAGTCACGTCCGTGGCTTGACCCCGCAACGCAGCAGTTGTTGTGTTTTTATCAAAAGTTACAATCCTGCCCTTTAGTTGGTCCGCGACCGATGTTGCTGGGGTGATTGACGATACAACGATGCTCGTCGTTGTGCCGCCAACATCACATGTGCCGATCACGTTGCCCAGCACCGCTCGCTGGAACGCTGTCAGCGCTGTCGTATCATTCCCGATTGCGGACAAGTTGCTGTCCATGCGGCCGCCAACCAGGGCGGCGGGCAGACGGCCAGGGATCGTCGTACCGGTATCCGTCTTGACCGATGCCACGTCGGCCGACACTGAAGCGCCAGCCGGCGCGCCAAGCCTGGCGTAGGCGTCGCCGGTCATCGCCGGCGCCGTGGCCGACTTCCAATCGAGTACGTTCGCGTCGATCTGGTTCGCCACGGTGAAGGCCAGCTTGTCGGTCTGCGTCTTGATCGCCCCAACATCTGACGACGTGATACCGGTGACTGCATCCGCGCGCACGCTCCCCGCCGTAGCGGGGCTGATCGTGCCGAGCGTGTACTTCAGATCGATCAGTGGGACGCCGGTTATATTCACTGCGGGGATCGTGCCGCCGAGCCATTGAGTCGCATTTGCTTTGGTCACGCCCGAAGTGAAGTCCAACTGCCCCGTACCCGTACCGGCTGACAGCAGCACGCTTGCGCCAATGTCGCGCGCCGTTTGCGCTGTTCCTGCGATCTTGCTCACGTCCACCCGCCCGGAGCCGTCGATCACTTCCAGGTTCCAGTTCGTTGGCGGTGCCAAGCTGTTGATGCCGGTGACAAATGCCGTTGCCGATTGGTTGTCTACCGCAGTCAGTTCTACCTCGAGAACCAAAGGGGCCATATTCGTGGCACCTTTTAGCAGTATCAGCACCGATTTCGCGCCCGACGCAATCGCAGCGTCAGGGATGCCGAGCTGATAGCATCCAGGCATGTTCGTTCCGTCCACCACAATGAAGCCGCCATTCGCCCAGGTTCCCAGCGTCATGGTAGCGAGCGTAATGGCGGTAGCCGTTGCGGCGCCTTCCCGATAATAGTAGGCGGTCAGGCCCGATGCGTTGTAGACCAACCCAGTCAAGCCGGCGCCCGTCGTGCTGGAGCTATCCGAGATGAACAAGTCCAATAACTTGGAAGTCGTCCCAGCCTTGATTGAAATTTTTGCCATGACCGATTATCCCAAAGGGTTTCTAAAGAATTTGCCAGCTGCGCTTAGCCCGTTCAGCAGAGATGCAGTGAACACCGTACCGCCCAATCCCGATGCTGCGATTGGCCTGATCGCATAACCGGCAATTGCCCATGTCATTGCCGCATCGACGTTCGTATAACTCATCGTAACAGCACCAGCCGGCGTCTTTGGCCCGTTGTTGTCCTCATTCGCACCACTGCCGCCAGCGCCAGTTACATTGTTGCGGCTGGTCTGATTCGCAGTAATTGCAGAATCACTGGTCGCAATCGCACCGACGACCCAATCATTATCAGCGACCGTAGTAATATTCACGGTCGCATCTGCTGCGCCAACATTTGTTGCTTGTGCGCTATTCGCTCCTTCGGTTGGCGAGGTCTGATGCACCCCGGTATAGCTAGCGGCCGTGGCGGTACTCGCAATCGCGCCGGACAGATTAACCTGAATTGTCTTCGTTCCTGCGGTGGGATTTACCAATCTCCACATCTCGATTCGGCCAAATGATGTGACTGTTGACTTTGCCACCTCAAGAACCATTTGCGTATTCGTTCCACCGAAATCATCAACGATACTTGTAACGGTCTGTCCGGCTGACAGTAGCGATACATTGACCGTCAGGAAAGTGTTCGAGCCAGTTACCGTGCGATTGAATGTATAGGTCGATGCTGCCGCTTGATATCCAGAATTTGCAGCCGCATCAAACGCTATTCCGGCGGCTGGAATAAAAACCTTGCGAGGCGGTGGTTGCCAAATCTGCCAAGGATTTTCGACATACTGATGGATGAAGCTGTCATCGGCCGCAAATGGTAACACTATCCATGAATGAATGATCGCTCCGCCATTCGCAGCGCTTGCTTTGCTTGTACCAATTTGAATATTCGCTGTAGGCGTGCTCGGCGTTCCTGTGATCGTCGTGCCCACTGTTTTCCTGTGATTGGCAAAAACAGAAATAGTTGTGCCATTTGAAACAGCGCATGCGACAAAGCCACTGTTAAGCTCATTACCTGTCAACGCTGTCGCATCAGTAGCAAAAAATGCACTTGGCGTTGTATTGAAACGAATGAATTCAACCGCATTCGCATTCAATCTGAACTGAAAATTTCTTCCTGCTCCAGATCCATTGTCATCGTCAAGCAATTGTTTTGTTCCGCCGCCAACATCAACTGTCGCAACGACAAGCAACGTAAAATTCTGCGGCAGATTTGTCGCGTATTGGAAAGTCTGTCCGCTTGTTACAAACTTCAGTCCCTTGCCGATTTTTCGCGATTCAAGCGTTGGTGATCCAGAACCAGAAAGAATAACCTCACCGCCGCCAACTGCATTTCTTGGAAAAGGCGTAATGCAATTTACGCCGCCAGAAGCGAGTTGGTTTGGCGATAAACGATCCCGTCCGACTTGAAGTTGTTGGATTAACCTGTTCGGAAGGAGAAATTGAGACAAGGCCATTACTGCGCCTAGGTGTAATAGACTTCGGTGTATGTTGCCGTGATCGTCGCGCCAAGTGCCGTGCCGGCATCGTCATACAACACAATGCCCCACTTACGCGGGATGCAGCCGAAAACCCCTGTTACTTCGAATACACCATGACCCGTCACCGCTACCGCACCTTGGTTCAACTGAAGGGTACCAATCCTGAAAAGATTTGTTGGGCTGCCGATTGCTGTGAGTGCTTTATCGGTGCCATCGACATTGTCCGTTGTGCCGGAATTCCCCGTATAGTTGGTACCATCCTCCGACATATAGCCATAGACAATGACCTGCTTATTTCCGCTTGGCGCCGTCGAAGTCGTGAGTATATTCACGCTCAACAGAATCTGTGTGATATTATTCGACGTCCCAGTTGTCACCGCAGCAGACGAACGATTTCCAGCCGATGCCAGCGATCCGGCAGTAATGGTCAGCGAGGTCGATGTGCCGAATGTAAGTGCCATTATCGTGCCCCTGTCACGTCTTGCTCAGTCGCCATCGGCAGACCAAGCACTTCCATGCGGGAAGCCGGTACCGTCGCGCGCGCAAGCAGATCGTCGCGCTGGGCGGCGGTGATGATATTGGTCGTTACCCACGCATCTAACATGGTTCGCACATCACTGCGTTCGAGATGGATATCCACACCGGATTGCAGCGTGTCGCGGATGACGAGGCAGGATGCTCTGCATGCATGCGCGATGTTGTTCGACGCATCCACAATCGCTGAATACGGGCCGGCCGCCGCCCAAGCAAGCGCCGTTGTCGATCGAATCGACTTGACCATTGTTTCGGTCAGCGCATTGAGCATGTCAACGACAGTCCCTGGGGAACTGGCCATGAAGGTTGCATAGCCCTTCGCCTTTGGATCAGTCGTGATCTCGTTCTTCAGCACTAGTAATTGTGCCGCCGTCATACTCATTGCGCCGCCCCCATGATCTCGGCCATCTTGGCACGTGCTTGCGCGATGACACCGGTCAGACGGTCGAACTCGACCGTCATGCTGGCTACCTGCGGAGCAAGACTGTCGTACTGAGTCTGCAGGGCGTCCGTGTCGGCCTTGATCTTGACTGCGCGCGCGTTGAACTCTTCCGCTTGACGCTCGATGTCCGCGAAACAAGAAGCCTTGTAGGCATCTGCTTGCGCTTGAGCGTCGCTCAGTAGTTGCCGAGCTGCCAAGTTCGCGTCGGAGACGATGCTATCGGCAGCTACCTGGGCATCGGACGTGGTCTTCTCCGCATCTCGCTTAGCCGTATCCTCGGTGTGCTGTGCCTCTCGCAACTTCGCGCCGATGGTGTCGGTCAGGGTGGCGTTCGCCGCGTCAATCTGCGCGTTCAACTCAGCCAAGTGTTGTGCAGGCGCGCCGATCGCATCGAGGATGTCCGCAGCATCAACCATGCCTTGCAGCTGCACCGCCAGGCGGCGGATGGTCTGCGATGCGTTCTGGTAATCACTCATGTTATTTCCTCCCCGGCTGGTTGCGGCGCAGCATGGCGGTCACCGTGATGGTAGCGCCGGAGCCTACCACGGTCAGGTTCGGGCGCATGTAGCGCGGTCGCTCGATGATCTGCGCGCCGCCGGCCGCGGTGAGCGATACCGCAGTGCCGCCGGCTGCGTTCGAGCAGGTGAACCAGTTCGTGTTGTCGTTACTGCCCTGCCAAGTGATCGTGGCGCCACCAAAGGTGCCGGTTGCCTGCATGCAGCACTCCGACTTCTCCAACATCTCGAAGGGTGAGCCATCTGGGGTGGCCGTGACGAGCGCCCAGGTCAGGAGTGCGTACGAGTTGTCGCCCTCGCCGACCTGAGCATACGATGGGGTAATGGGCATGGACTGTCCTCAATTAAATTGTGCGCAATGCGTTGCAGTGTAAGCCTTGGCATTGGGCAAGTCAATTGAGGTCGGGGCTAGCCTAGACAGCCGACTCCGGCCACCGTCCCCCTGAACTTTGGCAAGCGCTTCGTGTGCCGGTCAGTCTTCACGATCGTCGGGATGGCGAAGGTCATGGCCAGACTATCAGCCCTGTCGGGACTCTTGACCCCGCGCCGCTTCGCGTCTTCCTTGCTCTCAAGAATCAACTCCCCACCCTTGAAGTTGTAGCGCAGTGCCGTCAGGTCCACCTTCAGCTCGTTGTCGTTGGGGATGCTCCCCTCCCGCATCCACTCCTTCATCTGCGCCCACATGAACGCCCGGAGGTTGTAGTGGCTACCGTCCGCCATGCGGCTGGCGCTGTTCACGTCGACCACCACCTTCCTCATGCGGCCGGTGGCGCGGTCCATGCGGTCAGGATACCAAGCGCGGAGCATATCGGCCGCGCCGGCGCCGACGCCGATCGTGTCCACCGCGATCTGCTCAGGCACCTCCTTGTACGCCTCGATCTCCATCTTGCACCGCGCGGCAACCTGGGCCACGTCTAGCTTAGCCAGGACGATCTGCTTGAGCACGACACGCCCTCGACGGAACGTGATCGCGCTCTTGTCGTCGCCGAACCGCGCCACGTCCAGTCCGACGCGCAAACCGCCGATCGGCAACACATCCGCCGGCCCACGGCGCATGGCAGTGTTGACCAGATCCGCTGGCATGAACACGTTCGATACCGAACCCTCATAGTTCCGGTCAATCTCCTGGGCGACGATCACTGGATCGCTGCGCTCGCACTGGTCGTCATACCAAGCCTGGTCCTTGCGGGGGTCATCTTGCCAGTCGAAAACGAACTTGCTGATCTTTCCGCCATGAGCCTTTTTGTAGAACGCATTGCCGGCACCGTTCGGAGTGGACACGTCGATCTTGACGTTCGATGTCTGCGAGAGCGCGGCATCTATCGTGTCTGGCTGCTCGTAGAACGCGCTCTCATCCTTGAAATAAATTGAGGTTCGTCCGCCTCGACCGATGTTGGACCCAGCTTCTCCGATAATGGACGCCCCATTGCTCCGATTCAGGAGCCGCATGTTGGGCGAGTCCTTCACCTCATTCCATTTATCTGGCCGAAATTCTGGTGGGAGCATGTTCAAAAACTGTCGAGCCTTCCAGAACAAGCTGGTCGGATCTCCCGCCTCATCAACAAGTTTTTCCTTACGCGAACCTACTCCTACCACGGAATCGTTTTTGAATATGACCATCCAAATCGAGAAGGCCATGCACAGCCAACTAACCCCCATGTCCCGCGACTTTTCTGCCAGTCCGTCTGTTCTGGTCTTCCAACGTTCGTGAAGCCAGTCGATGAACTCGACTTGGCGCGGAAAAAGTAGGAACGGCACAACCACTGGCAACCCAACCTCAGCGTTTCGCGGATCGCTGGTGAAGCCAAAATCATTGATGAAGATCGCCGGGTTCTCGGCGTAGTAAGCCTTTATCGCTTGCAAGTTGCCGGGATTGGACCGGATGTACTCGAGCTTGGCCACGCGCTCTTCGTAGACCGCACCGTAGTTCGGCGCGTGCCAGTCGAAGCCTTCAGGTGTGAAGCGATGGGTATCGTAATTTAGATTGTGCATGCCGCAAGCATACACTTGGCATTGTGCAGTGGCAATAAGCCGAGTATGATGGTCGGCGACGGAACACGTTGACAGCGCGTTCCGCCCCCTATCACAAAACCTGTTTCGGAGGTCTTATGGCTGCCACCACTTTATCACAGGCTCGCCTTCACGAGCTATTTCATTACGACAAGGATACCGGTGTTTTCACCCGCAGGGTGCGTTGCGGGCCAATCGTGCCGGGGCGTATCGCAGGTTGCGTTAGCGGGCCGAAGGGATACGTTGTGTTCCAGGTGGGCGGAACAATGTACTATGCGCATCGTATTGCGTGGCTGTACCTTACTGGCAAATGGCCGGATAACTTTATCGATCACAGGGACGGCCGCAAAGGTAACAACGCTTGGGCTAACCTGAGAGAAGCCACCCACGGCGAGAATTTGCAAAATCAGAGGCGCGGTAAGAGCGGCCGCAAGGATGGGCCGTTAGGAGTCCATTTCTGCAACACCCACAATAAATGGGTGGCTAAAATATCGGTCAACGAGAAGACCATATTCTTAGGGAACTTCGGCACTGCTGAAGAAGCCCATGCCGCCTACGTAGTAGCAAAGCACAAGCTGCGCCCATTCGGTAACTTGTAGCGGTCTTCCGATTGCAGGCTGGCAAGAGCGAGTGCATAATTGCCCGAGGCAGGCCGCCACTGGCCAGTCCCAACCACAACAGGAGGTAGCACCATGGCAGTCCTCACCACCAAGCAACGCAAGGCCCTTCCCTCTTCCAGCTTCGCCGGTCCGGGCAGATCCTACCCAGTCGAAGACAAGGCGCACGCCGCAAATGCCAAAGCGCGGGCCACTCAGCAGGTCAACAAGGGCATGATGTCACAAGGCACTGCCAATGCGATCAAGGCCAAGGCAGACAAGGTTCTCAAGAAGTGAAGGGCGCAGCCTGTAGTAACTTACAGGTTGCACGGCTCACATAGCTATTTGCGGATTGGGGTTCGTACTTCTCTTGAATGGTACCTAAATCCACCCACTGGCGCCCTGGAAAAAGGGGTGCTAGGGGCAGGCTGCGATTTTCTTTTGGTTTTTCTCCCAATCCTGACCCCGGTAGGGGGTCGAAACCCTCCGGCTCTATTTACCCTCAAGCATATTGCGATAAGCATCCTGCGGCGTGACATTTACATTGACTTGAATATTGGTCGCTGCAGGATTCTTATCTCCCCCCGCCGCAATGCTATGCGCTTGCCGTTCCAGTTCTATTAACTGGCCGCGAATCTTTACAATGGTCTGAAGCGCATTAAGTTTCTGTAACGGTGCGCTTTTCTTTTCTAGTATAGCCAGCTCAAGAGCATTGAGATAAGCACGATCCCGGCTTATATCTACTTTATGCTCGCCCACGATCCGATCGCGCAATGCAGTTAGCGCTACGATGTCCTCCGCTATCGGAACTTCGGTTAGCTGTTTGCCGTCCGGCTTGATGCTAGTTGCTGGCAGGATATTGCCGTGCTGCGCGAATTCGTCGGGGCGCTTCCATGCGTGGCGCTTGACGTGGTAGCTAATGCTGGCGGCAGTCGCGCCGTGTTTTTGTGCCAGCGCGCGTGCTGAAATTAGCGTGCTCTCATAGTCCGCGCGCAGCGCAGGCCAGTCAACCACCCTTGACTTTTGTCTTTCAGCAATATTCGTCATGCCGTGAGTCTACCTGACTAGTGGCTGTTCCAGGAAGTAGGGCGCGCATCGCAATCAGCTCATAGTTGCTAGCCTGTTCATCCTACAAACAAGCCGAAATGTAGGATGTTCATGCTGCTGCTAGAAATGTTCAATGCGCAAATTAAGCCAAAAATAGTTCTTGCATATTGCTACATGATGCTATACTGTGTGTATGTTCCTGAAGCATTTAACCATCTCAACCTCATAGGAGAACAGCATGATCACCCATCACGTCACCTGGTTTGTCGAGTCTGGCGAAGAGCGTAGCTACTTGGTCTCGGAAGACGAAGCGTATCACCTGTTTCAGATCGCCATTCGTATGGGCTACTATACAGCGCTTACCCCTATCACCGCTTACCAGGAGGGTCTATGAGTGGCAAACCATCATCCAAAGTGCACACCGCAATCTATCTGATTGAGACGCGCGGTTACAACGCAAAGCAAGCGGCTGAGCGCGTCGGGATTGCGCTGTCAACGATTTACCGTAGCAAACTGTATCTGGCCATCCGCGACGATGCGCCGGACATCAAACGAATTTTAAAGGGGAAATGATCATGGCCTACCTTCGAGTCATACCGCGCGATCTGTTCAACGATGCCAGCTTGCTTAAATGCTTGGGGCAGCTTTACCTTGCTCTTGAAACGATCAATACTTCAAACATTAGCTTGGAGTGCGAAGAAGATGATTTCGGCATCGACCAATGCCCGGATTCCGGGCATACATTCGCCGCCAATGTGGCGTTGTGGGTAAAAGGAAATGTCTATCTGCCTTATCGCCCGCTAAACAGTCGTGCTCCTTGGCCGTTGTACCTCGAAAATGATGGCGAAGAGATTGCTATATTCACGGATGACGGCAGGCTGTCCGATGGAATGCTTGCATTCATGCATGCGTAAAACTCAGCTCGCAAGGCCTTGCCCAATCGCCGGGTCTTGCGGGATGCGCTTTGCATCGAAATTTTCCACTACTGGGGGTTAAAAATGAAAACAGAATTTCCGCGCGCTTACCTTGCCGCCGCCAATTGCTTTATCGGCATCAAGGACATTCGCTATTACCTTTGCGGCGTCTTGGTCGAATCCTTGCTTACCGAAACGCGGCTTGCGGCGACCAATGGCAATATCGCCGCCGTGCTGCGCCACGCGCTGGCAAACGAAGATCGATTCGAGATCATCATTCCGGCCGCTACTGTTGCGCTTGCGCTGAAGATGCCGGGCGAGTTCATGACGCTGGAGAAAATCGGCGACAAATGGTCCCTGGCCGGCATCGCTTTCGTGCCGATTGATGGCAAGTTTCCGGACTATCGCCGCATTGTGCCTTCCAACTGCAGCAGCGATGCGGCGTCAGGCTTTGCACCTGATCTGCTGATGGCATTCGCGAAAGCCGGTAAAGCACTGAAGATTAAAGCACATCCCATCGCGCGGCAGAACGGCAAAGATGCCGCCCTTGTGCACTTCTACGCGTTCGACAATTTCGTTGGCGTGCTGATGCCGTTGAATCATTTTACCGCTAAATTTCCGGATCTCGGCATGCCATCGTGGGGCGGGGAGCGCGCATAATCAACCTGCGCCCTGCACGGAGCGCACAAAACTAGGAGAATAGAAAAATGAAAAGCCAATCCTTGCACGATGCATTCCTGAGCGCTGGTGGCTCAGGCCCCTACGCAAGCGCCAGCGCCGCACGCGATGAACTGTACGCGGCCGCAGAGGTGAGCGCGCATGACGCCGTGCTTGATCCGCATCCGGCGCCGAACTATCGGGCCTTCTGTATCGCCGTGCTCGAGCTCAGGATCAATGCCACGCCCGAACTGCTCACTGCGCTGGCGCGCCGCTACGATCTCATTTTGGACGACGGCTCGGAGAATCCCACTCTCTGAGCCGGGCTATCCATCACAAGGGGCTGGCATTTTTGCCGGCCCCTTGCGCTTTGTGCTACGCCGCGATGCGCCTGGCTGGCTCGCAACCTTCGGACAGCACATCCACGGGCACCAAGCGGATGCACAGAATTTGCTCGTTGTCCTTGTTGTGGATCACGTCCACGGAGAGGCCCGCGTACGTCGGCTCGAGTTCGATGTCGTCCAGCAGCCGATTGAGCTGGGCAAACAGCAGTTCGCGACCCTGTGCTGGCGATGCGCTGGCATCGTAGATCACCTCAGCGGGCGCCAGCGCCTCCAAATGGCTCTCGGCAAGGCTCGGGGCCTCCCGAGCGTATTGCGCGCCTACAGCGGCCGCTACGGCTGTCTGCGCTGGCATCGTGCTCATTCGTCCTCCGACAGGCCGGCCTTGAACTGGGCGTCCGACGTCTCGGGGCTTGCGCCGCCGTTCTGGATCGTCTCCTTGATCTTGGCTATCAGGTCGGCCAGGCTTTTTACTGGGGTGCCGGATGGCTCCGCGCCTTCGCCCCCTTCCTCCTCTGCCTCTTCGCTGCCTGGCTCCACGCTATAGGTCATGGACCCGTCGCCGGCGACTTTGATCTCGATCGTATAGCCCTGGTCCTGGTCTTGGCTGTCGTCGTCTGGTGCGGCATCTTGGGATGGGTCTTGCGCTTGGGTAGGGTCCATTGTGTGCTTTCGTGATGAGTGGGTGAGATGGGCAGTATGCCATGCGCGATGCGCGGGGAGCAATGGGGCGGCGTTTTCTTCCACTGGGTTGGTGTGCTGGCGCCGGGCAATTTTGTGTTAGTAAATTGATATGGGGAGGATTGGGGAGGATTAGACCCCCCTTTTACAATCTTTTCCTTAAAGCTCTCTATAGCGGAAAATTAGAATAAGGGGGTCTAATCCTCCCCAATCCTCCCCCGATTCGTATTTTGCACAAAAAATAGGCAGAAACCTTTCGGAATCTGCCTGAACCTGTAAAACTTTGCGTGTTAAATCATAGCTAAAGCCCCTCAGCGCTGGCCCCGTCCTTCAGCTCCAGGCCAGAATAGTAGACTCGGCCGTGCGTTTTGACCTTTTCAAAGCCTTTTTCCGCCAGCTTTCTGCCGAACGCATTTTGCGTATTGATCCACTTCGGGCCGCCGCCAACACGGACGTAGCGCTCCCAAGCTTCCCACAAATCGCTACCAGCCACCCGCAAGCCGGCCCCCTCCACGCAAAATTCATCCAGCCAATCGCGCATCACATCCATATCGTCGCGGTATGCCTGCTTCGCCTCGCGCACCGCAGTCGGCACCTTCAGCCCGACCCGCTGATACTCCAGCGCGCCCTCTACGCACCAGCGCAGTATCCCACTGGCCTCAGCCTCCAGCCGCGCCGCCCGGTTCACGTCCTTGACCAGCGCCCGCCCTGCCCCGTCCACGGCACCGTCCGGTTTGTCGAAGTTCCGCAAGAACGGAATTGGCATAATCCGGCGCCAGATTGCGTGATCTTCCCCCTTGATGGTCGGACGGTGATTGGTCGGCATGAACGTCACCCAGGTAGGCTGGACCTCGACGGTAGCCTTGGCATGGACGCCGCGCGCCGGCATGGCCTCGCCCCCTGTCATGGACTTTATCAGCCCCTCTTTGAGCACGCTCCCGGCGTCCGGTTCGGTCACGTACACGAACCGGCTGCCACGCAGGCGCAGAACATCTTCGCGGCATCCGCCCGGGCTCCCGCCGCCCTCAGTGCCACTGGCGAGAAACGTGGCGGCGCTGGCCGTCCTGGCGTGCGTGCCGAACACACTGCGGATGGCGCCAATGACCGTCGACTTGCCGTTGGCGCCGCTGCCGAACGGGATGACGATGATGTCGTCCTTCGGGTCGGACATCATCGCGTACCCCACGACACGCTGGAAGAACGCAGCGAGCGCGTCATCACCGCAGAACACGTCCGCGATCGTCTGGCGCCACAGCGGCGCCTCGGCATCGATGTCGTACGTCACTTCGGACGCCACAGTGATGTGGTGCTCCAGGGCCGGCGCCACCAGTGCCCCGGTCCTGAGATCCACAGCGCCGTTGGCCACGCCGAACAGGTGCGCATGCTTGTCTAGTTCGCTCACAGGCACCAGCATGTCGTCCATGGTCTGCGCCGTAGCTACCATGGCGGATATCATTTTCGCTTTTTGAGAGCTAGAGCAGAACTTGTAGAAGGCGGCCTGCGCATCGCGCTCTTTCTCATCGGCCGTTGCCGGTAGCGCCCGCATCTCCAGGTGCAAGTCACTGATGGTCGACTGCGCGAGCATGCGGATCGTGCTGTCCCCGCTGTGTTTCTCCCAGTAGTTGCCCGTCCAGGAGAACCACGACTCCAGTTCGCCCACATACATCAGAGCATCGCCGTAGCGCTCAAGCATGCGCCACGTGTTGCCGAACTCGGTCAAGGGCTGTGAGCCAGGCTGCTGCTGCACCCGCATGGCCAGCGCGGCCGAACTCACAGCTGCAGCGCTCTTCTTTAGCGGCTTCTCCGGGAGCATGGCGCGCCGGGCGTCGGCCACGGACAAGCTGGCGTGCTCAGGGTGGACGATCTTGTAGCGGGCCATGAACGGGGCGCGCAGCGACAACAGCACACCCTCGTCGCCGTCCGCAGCGCGCCCGCACTTCGGGCCGACGACATTGATCAGCTCGATGTCCGACTCGCACGCGGCAATGAGCTCGAGCACCTGCACACGCAGGGCTTTGATCTCTTCGCGCTCGGCGGCGGCGCGCCGCGCTTTGAACTCTTTGTAGATGGACCGGAACGTGATCGGTGAGAGCACGTCCTTGCGCCCGAACGAGCGCCATTCGACGGCCACCTTATCGCGATCGTACTCTGGCCATTGGGACGACCAGTTGGCGAATACCTCGAACGCATCGTCCGACCCGGCGAACTGATGGTGCACGGCCTGGCACACCCGGAGCCATTCGTCACGGTCCGACCACGAGTGGTAGACCAGGAACGACTCGACGTTCTCGAGCGTGATGCCAACGAACGGCGTGGCGGCCACGGCCAGCGCTAGCGCACTGCCATCAGCATCGTCCCCGACGCCAGGCGCCAGCGCGGCCCTCTCAACCTTGAGAGGACTTGCCGTCACGTACGGCCGCAACCCGCACACCTCTGCCAGCCGATCGAACTCGGCGATCGCCGCCTGCAGCTGGGCCAGTGTCACCACAGGCAGTTCGGCGGCCGGCCAGGCGAGCAGGCCACCGAAGTCGTCAACCCAGCGGTAGGGCTCCTTCGTGTCAGGATGCGTGTGGTAGGCAACGAATTGCTGCCCGTTGGCAAGGATCTCAACGCGCTGGCGGTTCTCGGCGCCGGACGGCTTCACGGGGTCGGCCGCGTCGAAGAACTCCCGACTCAGCATCTTGTGAATCGACTCGTCGGCCGCGCGGTACGGCAACAGGATGCGCGGAGCGGCGCCTACGCGCTCGGCGGTCAGCCCAAGGTGCAGCGAGCACCAGGCAACGAACGACTCCACCAGCGCCGGATTTGACGCGTCCACATCGATGCCGATGACGGGGTGCGCGCCCTGCCCGGTCAAGATGCCCAGGCCGTCACCATTGAACTTGCTCGTGTCGATCGCGGTGAGCCTGGCGCTCTCCCACTTCTTCATGCCCGGCCGCTTCTGCCCCGGCAAGATTGGGATGACGAGATAGCCGGCGTCGATCAACGCCGGGCCGTGCAGTTTGAGCTCGCCGCTCATTTGACTTCGACGGCGCCGTCAGGAAGGCCGTTAGGGAGGTCAGGGTGAGGATATCCATCGGAAAGATTACACCATTTGCCGCCGCCCATTGCGAATGGCTGAGGGGTGATCCGCCCAGGAAAGATAGCGAACCTCTCTCGGCCCATCACAAACAGATAGAGCTCGCCATCGTCGCTCAAGCCATAGATGTCGTAGGAAGCGCCGACGGCCAAGGTGCAAATTTGTACAATTTTCATTTTATTCTCTTTCAGAACGCAAAAGACCTTGATGAGGGCACGTGTCGCCAGACACCTGGCCGAATACCAGGCTGTGCCCTCATCAAGGTCTAATCGGGATTTTTGTAGTCTGGCTTTGGGATATTGCTCCGCTGCGCGGCGGAAAGCAATGCGCCTAGGCAAACTATTTCCGCACACCACTACCGCTAGTAGTCGTCCGCTTCAAGGGTGCTAGATATCCTTCAAGTACTCATGTGCAATGCGCGCCCTGGCGATCGCAACATAGTCAGCGTCAAGCTCGACGCCGATAAATTTGCGCCCGGACTGAACGCATGCCACGCCTGTGCTGCCGCTACCGGCGAACGGGTCAAGCACCACGCCGCCCGAGGGCGTTGAATAGCGGACCAATGGCAGGATCAGGTCGACCGGCTTCTGCGTCGGGTGGACAGCTTTGCCGTGCTCGTTGCGCACCTGGAGCACACTGCGCATCATGCGTGGGCCTCCATCTTCACTGACGTAGCGGCCCATCTCAATGTGCCCAGTATGAGTCGGGCGCGTCTTGCGGCGCACCACCTTGGCCGTCGCATCCAGCGTGTACTGTGTGTCGTGATGCACATCAGCCCAGGCGCCGCGATAGAACAGCACGGCATGCTCATGCACGCGCCGGAAGCGATCGTTATGAAAGCCGGTGCCGTTCTGCTTCTCCCACACGATATCCTGGCTGTACTTGAAGCCGGCTGATTCAAACTCTGCGAATAGAGGAGCCAGAAAGCGCATGCTGCCAAACACCCATATCGACGCCGCAGGCTTCATGACTCGGGCGACCTCGGCGATCCATCCATTGACGCGCCTGTCCCACCCCAGACTAGTATCGCCGTACGGCGCATCAACGACGGTTGCATCGACGCTGTTGTCCGCCATCCCGCGCATTACCTCGATGCAGTCACCATGGATGATGTTCCAGTCAGGGTGCATACTCAAGTCTCCAAAAAGCAAAGAGACATTATGCACTAGATAAATGCTTTCCGCACATAAAAAAAGTCCACCGAAGTGGACTCTCTGAACCGGCCAACAAGTCTTACGACTCAAACACCGGCGCGTACTCGCGCCAGTCCTTGAACGTCAGCTTGCCGTCGATGTCGTCGCGCCAGGTCGATGCCGCCGCCGCCTGGCAATTGCGCGATGCTTCGCCGTTGTACGCGTTCGGGTCAACGCGCATCAGATAGCGCCGCACACTTCCGTCCGGCTCTGGCGTCGAGTTCAGCAGATCGACAAACACGACCGGCTCATCCTCCGGCACCTGCTTGACCAGGAGCCTCGCACTGCGCAGACCAACGATGTGGAAGTCGTCAGGCCGGGTGTCAACCACTTGTGCATTGCAGTCACCGATGTAACGCTCGTAGCCATACTGCTCCATCATCACACGTCGCACTTCGGCATTTTGTTCGTGCTCGATCTCGTCGACAGTGATCATTTCTGGCGTCAGCACAATATGCTTTTGGCTCTCTTCAAGCCGCACGCCATGCACATGATACAGCGACCAGCCGTCGCGCCATTGATGGCTAGGGCCGTCAATGCAGTGCGGGCGATTTTGATCGTCCACCTTGAGCACAGACGGGAAGTCGCTCACCATGCAGAAGTCCTCATGCAAGACGCGGAACCCACCGTGGATCGCACACTGCTCCCATGCTGCGTACCCGGCATGAGCAGGCAGCTCAAGGCCCAATATATCGCGGGCACCTGAAAGATAGCAGTCGTATGCCGCCCACATGTTGCCGCCTTGATAGCTGTTCCACCAGCGGCCGGAGCACTGCACCATGAACATGGCGTCATTGTGATTTCCGGAGATATCAAGCGCCAACTCATAGACCCAATTTGGTTTTGCGTCGTCCGTTGCGGCGCGCGTTGCGGCGTACGTTGCGGCGTACGTTGCGGCGTCCGTTGCGGCGCGCGTTGCGTCACCTGAAAATCCGCCGTTCTTCCGCTGGTACAGGACGGCCGATGCGAAGCTGTATGCGAAGGCCATCACGGCCGGACTCGGGACAATGATGACGCGTGGCTTCTTCAGTCCGCCCGCGGCGTACAGCGCTTCGATAGCCGGCGTGATCTTCGCAGGGTCAATTGGGGCGGTGCGCATCGCGCGGCCAACCCACAGCTGCGCATGCGCATCGAGGCGCACTTTCTCTTCTGCGGTAATGCCGCCGCCTGCGAAATCAGGGCGGCGGATGATAGCGGTGGTTTTCATATTGGCGTCTCCAGTTAGTCGCGGGTGATTTGCAGCGCAGCAGGACTGTACTCAACTTGGCACGGTAGTTTGTAGATGCCCGGAGGGATGACGTGGTGAGTGTGCTCCTCGTGCTTCAAGCAGACGCCAGGGAAGCTCTCTACGCCGATATCGAACGGTTCGCCGTCTACACCTACGACGGTAGAAGTGACCTTGCTAGTGACCATCGCTCCGGCCATCACCTCCAAGTACTTCACCTTGCCGATCGCCCAGACCTTCACTTGGTCGATGTCTTCGTAGATCGCATGCGCGTGACCAGTGGCTTCTCCGAAGGCTAGCACGATGCGGTTCCCATTCGCATTTTTAACCTCGACAGCGCCGGCAGGAATAGCCGACACTTGGATCAGGCCGACATCACCTTGGCGGATTACTTTGTTCATTTTGAGACTCCTTATAGGTAAGTTGAACTGCTAGTCTACACCATAATATGTTTATTGTGCATTTTATTTCAGAACCGGACGTTCACGTCAAACAGCATCCATAACATCGGATCGCGTACCTTGGAGACACGCTCAGCGTCAGCGATTGCTTTGGCGCGCGCTCTGCCAAGACCATCAATTGGCTGACCTTTCACGCGTGCCTTCGTCACGAACGGGCACACCGCATCTGGATGATCGCCCTTTCGATAGACTGCCAGGAGCGGACCGCTAGGGCCAACTGCACTCTCAACCCACTCAGCGATGTAGAGCATGTGGTCTGCCCGCAGCTTGACTACAGTGCGGGCGACCGTGCTGCGCGCGAACCCAGTCTTCTTGCGCAGCGCAACCAATGTGCCGGGCAGCGACTGCATGATGAGTAAGCTGCTGTGATCCATGGCTAATCCTCGAACTTGCCGTCAAAAGCCCACTTGACCCCTAAACCAAGAAGCAAAAGGGCTAGCGTGGTGCCCACCAAAATAAGAGCATCAAAAAGACTCTCCCAAGTTAGTGCTGTGAGGACAGCGATTACCCAAACTGTGATAATCGCATATCCCACGCGTGACTTCACTTTGCCTCTGAACTTCATACCCGCCTCCATCCGATCAAGTTCTTCCAATCGGGCAGCGTGTAGTGCCCGTCCTGATTGACGTACACCACGGCATGCGCCTCGGCGCCGTCACGGCGCACTGCGATCAGCTCGAATCCCTCTTTATTAGGGATGGACGCGAGCGGCAAGAGGTCTTTGTTGGTTCGCATTTTATTCTCCTAGTTCAATGACGTTTCAGCTTGTCGTAATGCAGGGAGAGCGCGTCTTCGGCATCGCGCGTTTTCTGGTGCAGGTCAGCTACTTGCTCAGGCTTTAGCGAGGTCGTACCGCGCGGTTGCAGGCCGCGGCATACATCGACCTGGCGCTGCAGTGTCTTGAGCTGGCGCTTCCATTCGAGAATGTTCTGGCTCATGCGTTCCCCATCTGCGCACGCGCCATCGCCAGCAGCCGTGGATCGGCCGACACCATCACGTCGAGCAGCAAGCGCTTTTCCTCGAGATAGACCTTTGCGAACTCAGGATCGTGCTGCACGATCGAGGATGTGTTGCTGATCAGATCGGCGCACTTGATGCTCTGAACCCATCCTGGTGCTTCAGCAAGGCGCACCCTGGACGCGGCTTTGCGCGTGGCGCGGTTGCCCATCTCCAGATCAGACAGCAGCATGACACCATCAGCGACCGCGGAGCCGAACAGACGGTGCAGTTCTGCGCGAGTCACCCCTTGGTCTTCTGCTACATCGTGGAGCCAAGCAACTGCTACCTTTTGGTCGCTGAGCCAGTAGCCGTCATTGGAGCCGTAATGCGCCGCCGCTACGATGCCAGCTACTTCCGCCAGGTGATCGCAGTAAGGGTTTCCGGTGTACCTTCGCTGCTGTGCCCGGTGCACTTTGCGCGCGAACACCATCGCGTCGAACGCGGTGCTCATGGACCCTCCATCGGGATCAGCGCCTTGATCTCGCGAATGCTCAGGCCCGTCGCTTCGTGGATACTCAGAATGAGGGTCGAACCCACCGGCAACCGGTAATGGCGAACCTTGCTGATGACAGGGGGCGCCACCTCGAGCATACGCGCAAGCGCGGCGTCGTTCTTCAGGCGCATCACGCTGATGACATGATCCAGCAACGCGTGGGCGCTCATGCTGTCGTCACTCGCACGAGGTACAGCGGAATACAGCCGAGCAGGAACCAGCCAGTGTAGTGATAGCGATACGTCCTGCCGAACTTCTCGGCCTTGAGCGCCGTCCAGGTCTTCTTGATGATCATACGTCCTCCGTTGAGTAAATTTAATTGTCGATACAGGAACGGCATACTTCTACCGTGAATGCATCTTCTCGGGCTATGTGCGCTGTAAGGCTAGACCATGCGAATCTGCGGCCGAGTCCTTTCACTGAAGTTAGTTTAGCGTTCGCCTCCATAATCAGCGCGCGCTGAAACAGCAATGGATGCTCGGTTTTCAGCTCATTTATTTCTGGAATAGTCGAAGCCGGGCAGAAGAAGCAGGCGCTTTTCCCAGGCGGCGGGAGACCAACCCTTGCTATCGCGGCTTGGCACTCAGCCTTGTTCCAGCCGCGCTCAACAAGCGGAAATTCGTACTCGTACTTGGAGTCAAACTTCTTCGCCTTGGCCCAGCGCCGTTCTTCTCTGTGCTCGTAGCCGATCATCTTCGTGACAAGCTGACCTTGCGCCCACCATGCTTTAGCTTGCGGGCTATTGTTCAGGAACTTTTCTTGCGGCTCGACTTTGTATTTCAGCGAGCATCCTTTGAAGCCATAAGCCAGTGACGGCAGCATATTTAGGCGCAGACAGTTTTCCTCTAGAGTTTCTTGCCGGCCACCTTTTCGCACCACAGTGACCTCAGGGAAGCCACGCTCTTTAAGCCACTCATTCACTATTTCTATGTATTCGTAGAAACGCGGACGCTCCCCGCCAGTATCGGCGGTCAAGATCAAATCAATAGGGTCGGTTTCCTGCAAGCCTTCCTCGTGCCATGCAGCCAAAATCCCAGTTGAGTCGTTACCAACTCCGTAACTCAGCACCCTCATACGTCCTCCGTTGAGTAAATGTCAGTCAGCAACTTCTCGACGTACGCGTCGAGCATTCCGTAGATGGCAAAGTCAACACGCCCACAATTGGCCATGCGCCGGATGTAATGCACCGGGCCAACCATGATCCGATAATCGCTTTGCAGTTTGTTGGGCACCAGGGCGCCCTGCATTGGGCCGCCGATGAAGTGACTCATAATCAATTTCCTTTCGCTTATGTTAGCACTGCAATAAGTAAAATGGGTAGTTATTTTTCGCTCTTCCCCGACTGCTTGAGCGCGGCCCGAAGATATTTTCTCCACCAAAATTGCTGCCTTGGCGAATGATCGGTATCTGCATCGCCGAACCATAGCCCATTGAGCGCCGCTTCGCCCATCAGGAATTTCACCACAGTATCCAGATCTGGCGCACCGACTATCCCAACACTGGCTCGTACCGAATCCGGCCATGTCGCTATCTCGGCTTGCGCGGTTTGCAGGGCAAGTGTACTCGGCTTCTGGTCGGGCGCGGGCGGTGGTAGTGCTGGCGGGGCGGTGCAGGGACATACCGATATGTCGAGCTGCTTGTACCATCCGTCCATCTGGATAGTCGCAGCATAGCGGCCCAGTGGCTTGCGCTCGGTTGAGATGATATGCGCTGGGCCATTATCCGTCGTCAGGCCGGCGGCAATGTGCTTGAGTAAATCGTGGTTGCCGACCGCATTTTCAGTCCATGGCGCTGCGATCACGTCGAAGTCTCGCTGCTGCGAACCATGCACGCCGATGGCATAGCCGACTTCCTTCGCTAGTTCCCGGATACGATCAATCGGCGGCAAGCGGGGCTCTTCGCCGCAGCGAGGATCGGGCTCGAATGTCTCGGTGCCGCACCGGGCAGCGCACTTCTTGCAGCGCCGCTTATCCTCTGCCTCGCTGTTCGGCTGTTCAATCTCGACCGCGAGAGCCGCTTCGGTAATCTCGAAAAGCTCGCTGTTACGATAGGTCGCTTCCAGCGCTGCGCCAAGCGTTCCCGGCGCTGTTCCGTTATGAATGTGATGGTGCCAGTGCAGCGCCTCGCGCAGCAGCTTTATCGCTGCCATTGGGGATGTAGGGATGGTCATGTCAGTCCTTTTTTGCATGGATGGAGAAACGGAAAAAGGAAGCGCCCGATCCATCCGATGGGCTTCTCACATTTCTGGCAGCACCATGATGGCTTACTCATGATGCGCTCCTTGAGTGGCGACCTCGGGTAATGACGCCGCGAGCGATTCCAGTGTGATCCCATAGGCATAGGCGATCTTCGCAGCCATGCGCAGGGATGGCTCATTGCCGCCGTTCTCAAGGCCCCACAGATACGACTTCGAACAGCCGATATGGTGGCAAGCATCATCCAATGTGTAGCCGATGGCTTTCCGCGTCGCACGAACGACATCGCGAAACTTATGATCGCCGACTGATGCGGCGGCGCGTGGGAAATAGTCCACGCCGTTGATTGTGACGTTCATGCACATCCCTTGTCAGCAGCAGCGATAGCCGCGACATATCGTTTGCTCTGGTTGATGATGGTGTTGCGGATGCTGATGCGCGCGTTCTTTGCCACCGCTGTCCACATTGCCGGGTACATGCTGTCGATGTGATGCAGGACTTCGATTGCAACCGCCTCAGCGACCTCCTGAGCGTCTTCTAGCCATTCGGCGCTCACTGGCGTGGAAGGTGGAACGGCAAGCAGGCGTGCCATCGCCTTGAAGCCCAGCGACACGATTTCAAGATCGCCTTCCTCTATTGCGTCTATATTGTTGATCTGATCGCCCATGTGCTGCATTGCTCGGTCGATGGAACGAAGGTCGGCCATTAGATCGAACCGACCAATATCCGGCTCTGAGCTGAAATGCTTGAACAGTTCAACGCACACATCGTCGCCCGTTTTCGCGCCCATCTTCCAGTCACACATCAGTTGAGGAATTAGGCCTGGTGCTGGCGACTGAGCGAGTGCTGCGCGCAATCCCGCCTGGAAGATTTTGAAGTAGAACGGCGAGGTTTCCCAATTTACTCCGGGGCTGAGTAGCTTGTTGTCGCCCGTATTTTCAGATGCGAACTTGTTGAACTCCGCCCGCTCTTGGGTAAGGTTGAGGGCGGTCATGGGGCGGCTCCGGTCGATGTGTTGCCGCTCGCAAAGTCAATATCACGAACTTCACGACAAAGGCGGCAGCACCAGGCCAAGCGAGCATTTGTGCTGGCTGCCTGCAAATCCCACATGTGCTCGCGGAGGTTCAGCTTCGGTTGTTCTGCAAGCCACGTGCCATCAGGATCGAGCACGAACGTCAGGGCGCTTCGCCACTCGTAGCCATTCTGCATTTGCCCATTCAAGTCTTTCAGAACGTCATCGACTTGGCAGACAAGCCAGCCTGTCGGCGTGCGAGCGCGCGATATGTACCCGGCGTGCTCGTTCTCGATGGTCTCCCACTTCATTTTAACGGTCATGGTCGGCCTCCTTGGTAATGGCGGCGAGAAGGGCTTCGATATCGGCGAGTAGCACGGCTCGACCAACAGGTTTTGGCACGAGGCCGACGGAGCCATATTCGTGGTCAATAATTCCGCCGTCGTAGCGAGTCAGCCTCGACAGGTCGGGCTTCACTGGCGAGGCCTGAGCAGTGCGCTTTGGTCTAAACATCTCTTCGCACGCCTGTTTAGTTGCCCGGCTCAAACCCTCATAATGTGCGAATTGTTTGGCCTTTGCCTGCTCGGTAGCAGGGGCGGCGAAGTCCCGCGAGCCATGCGCTTTCACGTCGCCCGCGAGCATGGCCCATGATACCCGACCCGTGCCGCCAATGCTGACTGACAATTGCGCATTACCAACATGCCAGTCCATGCACAACTCGCCGTCATGGTCGAAGCAGAACTCGGGCGGCTCGATTGCAGTAGCGGCGACAATGATTTTTCCTTGACCGTGGCAATCGTCGCACCCTTCAACGACACTGACTCGCCCATCGGGAGACCGGATAGCTCCCGGAAAGCCGTAGCCATGACATGCTGGACACGTCATAGTTGCCAGCCCTGTCGGCGCTTCCGCTACTGGCGCGGCCCGTTCGCTTTTCAATATTGCGGTATGCGCCAGAAGGCACTCAACTTCATGTCTCAACTGGATTTTTCCCTTGCTATCAGCGTTCGCATGAGACAAGCGGATTCGTTCGGTGCGGCTATCAATGTCCGCCACCTCTGGCGCTTCTGCTGCCGGGGCAGCGGGACGATCATAGAGCGGCGTTACCTTCCATGTCTTTCCGTGAATGCCGTCTTCGTCACGCTCCAGCGAAGCCGCACGATCTTTGTCTGCCGTGATGAAAATCGGCGCATCCTTCAGGATTAGATCGTGGAACATCCAAGCTATCGCCTGCCCTTCGCTCACCACAGCAAGGCGGCGATACAGCGGAGTTCCGTGCCATCCATCGCGCGTGCCGACAACCGTTGCGGCGCGGTCGGTGAACATGTTGTCGAGTTCATCGCCATTGACCCACGCTGCTGCTTGATCCTCGCTTACACCAGCATCGCGGCGGGCGAGTTCGGCTTCCAAATCGGCAATGTGTGCTTCCATGGCCAGTGTGACCGGGTGCAAGAGCATAGCATTGCCGGGGAGGGTGTAATTTGACTCGTGCAGGCGCTCCGACCACGTCTTGATGTCGGTGCCCTTACCTGGCCCGGCGCTCATGGCTGACCTCTTTTCGACTCTTTTTTCTCGCAATAAATGTTGAGGGCAATACCGATCCCAAATGCCGGCATTAGTCCGTACCACCCAAGCCACAAACAAAAAGGCAGGCATAAGATCAGCGTTAACAGATCGACCGCGTCTTGGCGGTAGTATTCCTTGTGCATCATGGCTGGCCTTTCTTTGCAAGTTCTTTTGAGATAATGTTGTCGCGCTGCGTTTTACGCGGATGCCTTGCACACTCTTCTGCGGCCTTCTTCCATTCCTGCATGCGACTGTAGTAATGATTAACTTTGCCGTCCAATCTGTCGATTTCGTCAGCAGCTTGGCGCAGAATGCTGATAACATCGATGCGATTGAAAACCGGAAAACCTTCGAGAGCCATTTCCCGCAGCCGCTCCGACATGTCAGTCGGGACAGGCTTGGCTTCGAGCGGCGATGCGAAATCTCCTGCAATATGCCGCAGTTGATCCGGCGTTAGACGCGCTGGCTTTCCTTGCAAGAGGCTGGCGTGCAAGACGGCAGGGTCTTTTAGCCGTTCCCATTCAGCCAGATCGCTCGGCGCTGCTGTGCGTGCCGCAAACGGATATTGCCTGATGAAATCTAACAGCCACTCATCGCATGCTCCGGATTCAACGCCACGGCGCAATTCTACGAGAGCGTCCTTCTCATCTTCAGCAATGTCTTTGCTAATGCTGCTTGGTGCTGTGCGTGCGAGGCGAGCATCGATGTGATCAATCAAGGCACGATCAGCAATTTCAACATTGCGCATATTATCGGCAAGCCAGCGGCGTTCCATCAGGTCGAGGAATTGCTTATCGTCGCCGATGCTACCTTCTCTTTGGTGGGGAAGGGCTGAGACCGGAGCGGCGCTAAGCTTATCGAACAAGCGCAGGGCGTCATCCTTGCTATTGCAGGCAATGTAATCCTCGGCATGTGGATTCGGGCCGTTGAAGCTGACACCCCATTCGATGCCATTCGCTTCAACGGATTCGAGCAGCATATAGTCGGCGTCGGCCTGCGGTTGGGGAAGCAGATCGTACGGCGAGTCAGCCAATGCAGCATCAATGTGGTCGAAAATAGTTTCTGCACCTGGCCCCGGCATCCACAGCGTATCGCTGATTCCTCCGGACGGGCGAGCATTGCAATCTTCCAGTGCATGCCGAACGTCGATCAAGACCTTGCGCAGGTCTGGCGCTCCTGCTGGTGGTGGTGGTGGGGCGTTGGTCATTTCCCACCTCCGCGAATCATCATGCCGATCAAGGTGCCGGCACAAATCGAGATGGTGATGGCGGCAATTACGCTTATTGAGACGACCAACCATCCCGGCCACATGGAGACGTCAACGAGATAGGCCAAGTGGCTCATGATTGCACCTCATGTTCGTCGATCAGTTCAACGCCGTCCACGATTGTCAGCGGGTCGACTTCGCGCAACAGCCCGGCGATAATGAGGCCGAAGTCAGCTTCCGTGCTCACCATGCCGCCGCCCCTAACGCGCATCGCAACCCGCGCGATCACACCGCCCAGGCTCGGCGCTTGAATCGAGTAGCCGCGCTTGATGAACTTGATCACGCGGATCATTGAGCCACCGGCATCCTCATCGCGCACAGGGAAAGTGTAGACCAGGCGCCGCGCAGCCAGATCCGAGTAGAAAGCATCGTGCACGAGCGATTGGAACACGCGAGCCACCGGGTCAAACCAGATGACAGCTTGGCACACGGTGAAGTCAAACGAAGCGGCCGCCAGTTCGGCGTTCTCGAATACCCAACGCGTGATGAACTGTACGGGCAGCCGCGGATGTGCAAGCACCGTGACAGCATTCTTGGTGGAGAACGGCTTGACTCCGCGTGCGAGAGCCAGGTCGAGCGCAGTCGTGCGCAGCATCTCGACACCTGTGCCGAACAGGTCGATGTCGACCGGCTTGTTGCCGGCGATCGTCTCGCGGATGAATCCGCCAGCCAGGTAGAGCGGCTTTGCGCGCAGCAGTTCGACCACGTCCTTCGGACAGCGCGTCAGCACGAAGTTCAAATCAGCAGGGGTAAGCGTTTGCATTGCAATTTTCTCCGAGAGTTTAATGACCAGCCTCAACTATGTTCCAGAAGCATACACTCGTCAAGCCAATTGTGCTCGCATATCAAAAAATAAATGCTAGACTATAAGTTCTACCAATCACCTAACCGGAGAAACGTCATGGGTACCCATATCATCAGCATCACCAGCAACGCGTGTGTGGCTGCACTGGCCCAGGCCGTGCTCAGCCAGAAGCGCATCACTCACCTGCAGATGGCAGTCGGCCTTGCGCTCTTCGCAGTCGGGGCCGGCGCTACCGAGAAGACGAAGGACCAGCTCGTGGCGATATATGCCCGCGCGGGCGTGGACTGCGCCACCTACACCGGCAGCGAATACGGCACCGTGAGACGTAAGGTAAGTGCATCTGCTACCCTGTTCAAATCACTGGGGGCCGAGAAGGTAATCAGCTGGATCGGCGATGAGAAGAACGGGCGCGCAATCCACGCGATTGCGCGCCACTTGGCTGAACTCAAACTGGACAGCATTGAGCGCGTGCTGGCGCACTGCGGAGCGGCGCCGACAGTCAAGCCAAAAGTGGTGCACATTCAGTCAGGGCAAGAAGTGACGACGGCACCGCAGCCCGACCGTCAGGCATATCTGTTTGAAATGGAGACCGCACACGTGCACATCCATGTGGACAACGAAGCTACGACGAGCGAACTGCTCGACGCAATCGCCAAACTGCAGCAGATCATTTACAGTCGTAAGGCCCAGGAAGAACAGGCCGGGTGATCTCTCAACGTGCGAAATGCAAAAAGCCCCAGGCGATGCCCGGGGCTTTTTTTTTGTTGCGGTACGCAAGATCAGTTCGATTTCGACTTGATCGAGTTGTATAGCGCGCAGCCGTCGGCGATGAATCGCGCCTGGGCGGCGCTGTAGGCAAAGCCGGTCTGCGTTCCGCTGCTATAGCACAGAATGTACATTGGCGAGACCGTGCTAATGTATTCCAGCGTCCCGGGGACGTTCACAAAAGTGCCGATCGTCGCATTTATCAACTTGGTGAACAACGCGCCGGAAGTGTCAGGCATGCTATACATGGTGCCATTGGAGGCGACCACTTCTACTGCGCCTGACACCTGCTTGAAACTGAGCGCAGTGTTGACTTGAAACACGTAGCCGCTGTCGCCGACGAAGTTCTGGGAGAGCGTGGCGGCACGAGCGTTATTGCCGCCGCAGGCTGTGAGGGCCATAGCGACAGCGAACAGCAGAAACAACTTCTTCATGGTGAGACTCCTTAAAGTTGACAGCAATCCCGGCTGACACGGTACAGATAAAATCATTGGCGCCAGCGCTTGCACTGGCTCAGGTCATGCGGGCCACCACACAGAGGACATTTGACGGCCCGGTAAGTCATAACTAGTCCTCTGGCTTCGAATGCCGGCGATTAGCGCGATCACCCACCTGGTCGCGGCTGTCAAGCGGTGTATCGCGGTCAACAACGCTGGCGAGCATGCGCTTAAGCGAGTCCAACGTCAGAGGGGCGACCCCGGCGTACGCTACTGGTGCGGGCGTCTTCCCGAAGATCCGATCGAACCCTTCAGCATAACCCTCCCCTGGCCGGCGCTTGCTGCCTTTGCTCATTTCTTCCCACCTTTTGCTCGGTCCATGTACCTCTCTGGGTACAGTATTTTTAGCTCATCCAATCGCCCTTTGAACTTGCTCACGATCAGGGCGGCCAGATCGGACTTCGGTTGGCACAGATTGCGCTCAATGCGCGACAGGTGCCCTTGGTCGATGCCCAGGGATACCGCCAAGTCTTTTTGCGTCAAGCCAGCGGCCAGGCGCGCTTCGAGCAGAGGGGTGTTTTCAGTTTTCATCGTGCGAGTATGTTCAACAAACAAGTAAAAGTCAATGCGCGCGAGGAAATAAAAATATGTGTTTGGAGCATTGACATGGATCAAATCGACGTGCATGCTACGCTCTCGTTTGAAACTTTTTACTTGGAGGCAGCGTGGCCGATACCTTTCTTATGTGTAATACTGATGGCTCGACAGAGTCGGCCACGGTGATCGACAGATTCACGATGCCGGTGCACGGCGTGCCGATTGAACTCGTGACACACGCCAGCAACAGCCATGATCTGAACGGACTCAAGAAGATCACCCACTATCGCACCGGGCTGTGCATTACGCTGCTCCCGATCAAGGCGGACATCGCTCAGTGCCGCGTGGAAGTAGAGCACACACTGAAAGAGCACAACCGGCTCAAAGTCATTCAGCGGCTGACCGAGCCGCCGACGCTTAACCCAGCAACATCCGAAGCACCCACCCACCCACCAAAGGAAGACGACATGTCCCTCGAAGACGCCCTCAACAAGAACTCTGCTGCTGTTGCCGAATTGACCGCCGCGCTGCTGCAGCACATCGCCAACAA